GTTTCGGTCCAAAAACGCGCAAAAAAGGGGGCCCCCGCGGCGGCCTGGCGGCGGCCGCCGGACTCGTTTTGCCGGCGGATGGTCCGATCCTGCCTTTTCTGGCCTCTCAGTTCACGCCCGACGAGCTCGAGCAGCTGCTCGGCGAGCTCCCCGAGGACTGCCTGGCCCTCCTCGACCTCGAGCGGCAGGACTGGTCTCTCTGGGCGCGCCCGAAACAGCTTCCTCCCCCGGGCCTCTGGCGCCTTTGGATCATGCTGGCCGGGCGCGGCGGCGGCAAAACCCGCAGCGGGTCGGAGTGGGTGCGATCGAAGGCGCTCAAGCACGACGGAGTCCGGATCGGACTCTTCGGACCGTCGGCCTCGAAGGTCCGGGACGTCATGATCGAGGACGCTGAGAGCGGGCTAGTTGCAGTGTGCGGCCAGGACCAGGACGGCCGCCCCATCGCGAAGTACGAGCCCTCGAAGCGCCGGGTCTCTTTTGCGAACGGGTCCCGCTGCATCCTCTACTCGGCCGAGGACCCCGACCAGGCCCGCGGCGCGAACCTCCACTTCGCGTGGGCGGACGAGATCGCCGAGTGGTGCGGGAACGGATCCGAGAAGCTCACCCGCCGCGGGATGGAGGCCTGGTCGAACCTGGACCTCGCGCTCCGGAAGGAGAAGGACGGCCTCCGGCCCCAGGTCTGCATCACGACGACTCCCAAGCCGAACGACCTCATCCGCGAGCTCGTCCTCGGGCCGAAGGACTCCGCCGGCATCCGCCACCCGCGGAAGGACACGGTCGTCGTCCGGTGGAGCACGGAGGAAAACAAGCAGAACCTCTCCGAGGACTTCCTCCGCTCGATCAAGGAGAAGTACGCGGGGACCCGGCTCTACCGCCAGGAGGTCAACGCCGAGATCCTCGACGACACGCCGGGCGCGCTGTGGAAGGGCGACATGATCGAGCCCTACCGGATCGACCGGATGCCGCGGTGTCTCCAGATCGTGGTCTCCGTGGATCCCTCGACGGCCGACGACGGGGGAGGGGACGCCTGCGGGATCGTGGTGAGCGGAGCCTTCGAGGTCCAGGGCATCGCCCACGGGGTCTGCATCGCGGACAGGAGCATCAACGGGTCGCCCCACGCCTGGGCCGAGGCCGCGGCGAAAGCCTACGACGAGTTCCGCGCGGACTCGATCGTCTTCGAGGACAACGAGACGCCGGGGAAGCCGAGCGTCGTCCGCGACACCATGGAGACGATCCGTAAGTACGGCGTGAAGTGCGAGTCGATCCACGCCTCGAGGGACAAGCACACTCGGGCCGCTCCGGTCGCATCCCTCGCCGAGCAGGGGCGGATCCACCACCTCGTGAAGGCCGACGACCCGGACCACCTCAACATCCTCGAGGACGAGCTGCTCACGTGGGATCCCATGAGCAAGCAGAGCCCCAACCGCCTGGACGCCTACGTCCACGGCATGTCGAAGCTCCTCATCCTCGGGGGGTCTCCCGTGGTCGGGCCCGGCAGCATCCCGAAAGAGAGCGCCTGGAGGAACTAGATGCCGAAGACAGCGTCGGCCAAGCGACCGTACGTGAGAGCCGAGACCCTGACCGAGGTCGGGATCAGCGGCCTCAAGAGATTCTCCGGGTTCGTAACGGAGGAGTTCGTCCGAGACCTCATCGGCCGCCGCGGGATGCGCGTGTGGCGGGAGATGAAGGACAACTCGGCGACGGTGGGGGCGTGCCTCGGGGCGATCGACGGGATGGCGCGCCAGGTCGACGTCTTCGTGAAGCCCTACTCCTCCGACTCCGAGGACGTGAAGAGGGCGGAGTTCGTCGACTCCAACCTCCACGACATGAGCTCGACCTGGTCGGACACCCAGAGCGAGATCCTCACGATGCTGCCCTACGGGTTCCAGGTCTCGGAGATCGTTTACAAGAAGCGCCAAGGGGACCAGAACGACTCCTCGAGGCGATCGAAGTACACCGACGGCCTCGTGGGCTGGCGCAAGCTCGCGGGGCGCGCCCAGGAGACGGTCTTCAACTGGAGCTTTGATGACGAGGGCGGGATCCTCGGCATGAATCAGATGGCCCCTCCGGACTACCGGATGCGGGCGATCGGCATAGAGAAGCTCCTCCTCTTCCGCGCGAAGACGGAGAAGAACAACCCGGAGGGCCGGTCGGTCCTTCGGAACGCCTACTTCTCCTACTATTTCTCAAAGCAAATCGCGATCGCTGAAGGGATCGGGATCGAAAGGGACCTCAACGGCCTCCCGGTGGTCTGGATCCCGTACGAATGTATGATCCCGAACGCCACGCCGGAGCAGAAGGCGACCTACGCGGCCTACAAGGAGCTGGTCAAGAACGTTCGACGGGACGAGCAGGAAGGCATCGTCATGCCGATGGCCTTCGACCCCAAGTGGGGTCACAAGATGTACGAGATGACCCTGCTCACGAGCAACGGGCGGCGCTTCTTCGACACCCTCTCGATCCGGATGGCCTACGAGCGGGCGATCGCCGCGACGATCCTCCAGGACCTGGTCTTCATGGGGAGCCCCAACACGCTCCTCTACAAGGGAACGAACACGCCGCAGATGTTCGCCCTCGGCCTGGCGGGATGGCTCGACTCCGTCTGCGACGTCCTCAACACCCACGCGATCCCGAGGCTCTTCGCGGCGAACGGATGGCCCACCCAGAACACCCCGAAGATCTGCCACGGCGAGCTCACGGAGACGAACCTCGCGGCCCTGGGGCAGTTCCTCTTCAATCTCTCCCAAGCGGGCATGGTCATGTTCCCCGATCCCGCCCTCGAGGCGGATCTCCGGCGGAAAGCGGGGATCACCCAGCGCGGCGTGATGCCTGCGATCGGTCCAGAGGCCGGCCCCCAGGAGCCCCCAGGGCCCGACGACCTGGACCTCGAGCCCTCCGGAGGCCCGCAGCCGCCCGTGGACCCGTCGACGGCCGTCACGCCCTTCCCGGCAAGCCCCGTGATCGTGCCCACCGAGAAGAGCCGGGGGATGCGGCCGGGCCCTGCCGAGCACATGGCCTTCGCGCGGCGGCTTGTCGAGAGCTCGGCCGAGGAGCGCGAGCAGCTCGTCGACATCCTCCAGACGAAGAGCGCCGACAAGTTCGAGAAGGAGGTCAAGCGTTGGATCCAGGGACCCAAGGGGCGGAAGAAGTGATGGACCGCCCCATTCGATACGCCGAGGTCCGGACCGACATCGAGGAGTTCACCGAGCGGATGCTGAGCGCCTACGGCGGCTCGGGGCGGATCATCGTCGAGCTCGACTTCAAGAACGGGGTCTTCTGCGGCTACAACCTGGGGACTCGGCAACTCCGCCGAGGGGCGCGCCGGCCACAGCACGCAACGAGCCCTACAGAAGGCTCTTGACAAGGAGCGAAGAAAAGGCGTACAAACTTTCTCAGACGTAGCGCGACGTGTGGGAGTGCCCATGAGAGCCCCCCGGCCAGAAACGGCCGGCGGGGCTTTTGGCGTTTTAGGGGGTCGGATGGCGAAGGCGGACGAGGTCGGCTTCACGAAGGTCCAGGAGGACGAGCGGATCGCTTTCGGCGTCGCCTCCATGGCCCTGAAGGCCGACGGCGCCGCGGTGGTCGATCGCCAGGGCGACATCATCCCAGCCGGCGAGCTCGAGAAGGCCCAGTACCAGTTCATGCTGGACTCCCGAGCGGGCGGCACGATGCACGGCCGCCACAAGGACGGCTCGGTCAAGAAGACATCGGACGTGATCGAGTCCTTTGTCGCCACCCCCGAAAAGCTCATTGCCCTCATGAAGGGCCTCGGAATCGAGGTCGACGCCGAGGGCCGCGCGAACGTGGGCGCCTTCAAAGGTGCCGCGACGTGGCTCGGGGTCAAGGTCCACGACGAGGCGACCTGGGGCCGCGTGAAGTCCGGCGAGCTCCGGTCGTTCTCGATCGCCGGGAACGCCGGGAAGGAGGCCGCGTGAACGAGTGGCGGAAGCGTTTCATCGACCGGTGCAGGACCCTCGGGATCGCCGACGCGGACATTCCCCGCACCAAGCCCTCCAAGGCCCTCTGCAAGGCCTGCGACGAGGGGGCCGACCACGAGAGCCACGCGATCCAGGGCCCCGAGGGTCAGAACCTCGACGCCCACGCCTTCCAGTCCCACCACGACGCGCTGATCCAGCGGTATCAGGACGTCAGCCGCTCGCGGAGCCCCCACCACACGGACGACAAGGTCCAAGACGTCCTCGTCTACCTCCTCTCCCAGTTCCGGCGCACCGGCGAGGGCGACGCCCTGGCCCCGACGGTGGCCCTCGACCGGCTCTCGGGTGAGATCTGGGTCGACGATGTCTGGCCCGTCGCCGCGGCACCGGTCGAGAAGGCCGGCGACGCGGAGAAGCCCAAGGCCCAGGGCAAGGGGAAGAAGAAGGCGAAGGAGAGCCCGGAGCAGGGCGGCGACGCCGGCGACGGCGAGAAGCCCAAGGGCGAGGGCGCGGGAGCGTAGATGCCCGACATCCTCCGCGGCCTCAAGCTCAGCGAGATCAGCCTGGTCGACCGACCGGCGAACCCCCACGCCCGGGTTCTGATCGCCAAGGCTGCCTCGGACGACGACCTCGAGTGCTCCGAGTGCGGCGAGGACCTCGAGGACGGGGACCAGTTCTGCGGCCAGTGCGGCGCGCCCGCCCCGCCGGAAGACGGGATGGATCGCTGCCGACTCTGCGGGGAAGAGGTCGACGAGGACGCCCGCTACTGCCCCCAGTGCGGAGTGCACTTCTACAAGGCCGACGGCCAGCCCACGGGCGACCTTCGGAAGGCGGCTCTGTCGGCCGCGTCACGGAACGCGCTCCCCGATTCATCCTTCGCCGCGGTGTGGACCGACTCCGAGGGGAACAAGCAGCGGGCGCTCCCGATCCACGACGCCTCGCACGTCCGGGCCGCCCTGGGCGGCCACGGCATCAGCGCGACGAAGGGGATGCCTCAGGCCGTGAAGGCGAAAGCCGAGAAGAAGATCCAGGCGGCCGCCAAGAAGTTCGGAATCGACGTCGCCAAGGCTGGGAGCAAGTGCCCGAGCTGCGGGGACCCGATCATGCATAAAAACGCGGCCTTCTGCCCCGGTTGCGGGGCGAAGGTCGCCAAGAGTGAGGAGCCTTCCATGCTCGAAGTTCCGAAGATCGACCTCGCGAAGCAGACCCCCGAGGTCAAGGCCGTGATCGAGGCCCTCACGAAGAACCTCGAGGAGCTCAAGGCGGCCTCCGTGAAGAAGGACGCCAAGCCCGAGGACGACGTCATCAAGAGCCTCAGCCCCGAGCAGAGGGCTCTCTTCGAGAAGGGCGAGGTCGAGCGGAAGCAGGATCGCGAGCGGATCGCGAAGCTCGAGGACGAGAACCTCACGCGAGAGTTCACCAAGCGCGCCGAGGGCCTCCCCAACATCGGGGAGACGCGGGACCAGCTCGCCACGCTCCTGAAGCACGCCTCCCAGGACCTCGACAAGGAGGACTTCGACGTCCTCGAGAAGGTCCTGAAGGCCGCGAACGCCCAGGTCGAGAAGGCCGGCTTCTTCTCGATCCGGGGATCCTCGAGGAGCGACCTCGGCGGCTCGGTCTACGACCGGGTCAAGGCGATGGCGAAGGAAAAGATCGCCAAGGGGGAGTTCAAGGGCAAGCTCCAGGCCGCGATCGACGAGGTCTGGAAGGAGCATCCGGAGCTCCAGGCCGAGCACCGCGAGGAGCAGCTCTCGGGCCGCACGGGGGGAGCCCGGGCCACCCACTGAGGAAACCGGGCCCGTAGGCCCTGAAGGAATCAAGGGAGAGAAACGATGGCGCTTGAAATTCTCGGCCAACCCAAGGCACCGCTCGTCGCGGGAGCCGACCTTTCGGCCTCCACGAACCAGTTCTGCTTCGTGAAGCCGGACGGGGTGAACGACTTCTCCGTGATCCTGTGCGCGGCCGCGACGGACGTTCCGATCGGGGTCCTCCAGGACACGCCCTCCCTCGGCCAGGCGGCGACGGTCGAGAGCATCGGCATCTCGAAGGTCATCGCGGGCGGGACGATCACGGTCGGCCAGGAGGTCGGAACCGACGCGAGCGGACACGCCGTTCCCCTCACGCCCGGAACCGACACCACGAAGTTCGTCGTCGGCCGGGCGCTCCAGAGCGCCGTCGCGGGAGACATCTTCTCGGTCTTCCTCGACTGCGTGTGCCCCGGGAGAGCTGCGTAGAGAAGGAGATTTCAAGCGCGGCCTGACAAGGACCGCCACTAAGAGGGAGTTCCGATGCCTCAGCCTACCAGGCAGCAAGTCCATGTTGACGCCCCGCTCACGGACATCTCCGTCGCCTACATCCAGGACCAGAAGCAGTACGCGGCTTCGCGTATCTTTCCCGTGATCCCGGTCCCGAAGCAGAGCGACAAGTACTTCAAGTACACCAAGAACGACTGGTTCCGCGACGAGGCGAAGCCTCGCGGTGACTCCGAGGAGTCCGCGGGGTCCGGGTACAACAACACGACGGACAACTACCTGGCGAAGGTGTACGCCTTCCACAAGGACGTCTCGGACTACCTCCGGAAGAACGCGGACACCCCGCTGGACGAGGACCGCGACGCGACGATCTTCGTCACCCAGCGACTCCTCCAGCGCCTCGAGGCCCAGTTCGTCTCGGACTTCTTCAAGACGGGGGTCTGGGGCACGGACATGACGGGCGTCTCGGGGCAGCCCTCCGGGAACCAGTTCGTCCAGTGGTCCGACTTCACGGCCTCGGACCCGCGGAACGACATCGACGCCGGCAAGGAGCAGATCCTCTCGATCACCGGCCTCGAGCCCCAGACCTTGCTGATGGGGTACCACGTCTTCCGGAAGCTGAAGCGGCATCCCGACGTCGTCGACCAGTTCAAGTACACGAGCCCCGACTCGATCACCGAGGAGATGCTCGCGCGCTTCTTCGAGGTCGACAACCTCATCGTTGCGAAGAGCATCATCGCGACGAACAAGGAAGGCCAGGCCGAC